AAGCTTGCAAACCTGTTTGTGCTGCTGCAGCGGAAGAACTACTGTCTCCCACGCCTATATAACTATTTCCATTATTGAAAGCGGTTCCACCTGCTCCGATTAAAAGATCCAAGAGAAGGTTAATGCCTTCATTGAGAAGAAGGTTGTCTTCAAAAGAGGTAACATCATCTGCAGGTTTTCCTGCAAGAAAGTCCTCTTCCTTCTCCCATTTATCTACTGTCGCAAGAACATTCCATGTCTTGCTGTTCAAAGTGTCTGTTGACATATAAACCTTTCTTAATCACCGTAAGCTTGGGACACCCGACCGAAGTCGGATGCCCCTAGCTATGGTGGACCGCCTAAGCGGTAGTTGAATCAGTTACCTGATTGTGAGTGGTGCGGACTTTGATAGTCACACCCACGTTGCCTGAACCTGAGTGGTCCATAACTGCTCTCATGTACGGCTTGTACACATGAGCTGCCATGCGGCGTGTTGTGTCATCATCAGTGTGAGCAACAGTGTCGAAACGTCCGTAAGAAACTGTGTTAGTTCCACTTCCGTCATCAGCACCTTGAATCTCAACATCGAATCCTGTTACAGATCCTCCGATGGTTCCAAGAGCCATTTCAACTTGAACGTCACAAGGACGATCAACCTGAACCCATGAGCCTGTTGTATCTGAAGTCACATTGCCTGTGGCTACTAATGTAGGTGCATTGGCATCATTTATTATGGTGCCGGGTCCTACTGTTCTTGTTGCTTGTGCCATTATTATCAGCCTCCTTAAGCGGTTACGCCAGCTAGACGGCAAACCGAGAAACTGTTAGCTACAACGATGCCGGGATAGACTTCAACACGACCAAGGTGACCGGGAGCCGCCTCAGTTTCGCCGAAATCTACGACATCGAATGATCCTCCGAGACCAAGAATGCCGTAGACATTCTCATCTGTTCCAAAAGCCATTGCATAAATAGAAGATGCAATAGCACTTGAACCTTGAGTCTCATCGTGACCAAGGATGGCTGTGCCATCTTTGTCATCGCCAACAATACGAATAGGAACACCGTTATAGATGTTGACCTGACGGCCAAACGAATCGGTGCCCACGTCAATAAGGCTCACACCTGAGTAGGTGCTACGAGCCAAGCTGTTGATCTTGCGTCTATTGACACGGTTCATCAACAAAACATCAGGACTTGATTGCGAGCGCAATGAGTCGAATGTTTGATCGAGCATGTCCAATGTCAGCGTGGCACCGTTAGCGCCTGCTGTTATTGTCTGCCCTAGACCCTCTGATATGAGGGAGTTGATACCCTTGAAGTCCTTTGCTGTTCCTGTGCCATCAAAGAAATACTTGTCGAATACTCGTGACATCGCTTTAGCGAATTTCGAGTATTGGCGAGCCTTTGCTGATATTTGATCAGCTTGTACCCGGACAATGTAATTATCTATAAAGACTTCACCGCCTAGGATTGAACAACCGAAGAAACGCTCGGTGTCTGTTCCATGTGATCTGGTGTATGTCTCGTTGACATCACGGAAAGCAGGGGTAGGAAGGGTATCCTCAACGCTTACCTTGAGGGCGTTGCCTGTAATGCTCGTAAAAGGGAGCATTTCAAGGATCGGTGATTCTTGGATAAGTGTTGAAACAACACCACGGCCAAGAGTCGTCGAACCATATTTGGCTGCCTCAAGAAGCGAAAGGCTTCCTGTTGCCATTATTCTTTCTCCTTAGTAGGTAGTTGGTAGGTTTTACTGCTTACCTCTAAGAGCTGCATCAATCGCATCTAGGCCCATCAGACCCGAATTGTCATTGACAGGAGTGGCATTGCCACCTATGGCAGAAACAGTTCGTGTTCTCTGGTGCGCTGCTACGTCTTGATTACCTTCACTAGCGACGGGAGCAAGAAAGTCTTCGACCGCTTGATCCAGTTCAGTTCCGGTATAGCCTTTTTTAGCAAGCATGTCCCTAGCGAGATCGACCTGTTGGTTGGTTCGCTCCTGTTGAAGCTCACCTGCCTTATCAGTCATTTCACCAAGGTTGACATCCAGAAGATCCTCCACTTTGACTAACCCGTATCCATTCTCTGATATCACCTCTTGGGCTTTCAGAGTGGAAAGCTCGGCAGTCAGTTGTCGATTTTCGCTGATTGTCTCCTCAAGCTTCCGCCTGAGGCTAGACCCACTTTCTTCTTCGACTTCGTCGTCGTAATCAGTTGGCATGGTCTTCTCCTACGCCCGGTCTTACCTACGCTCAACGGCCCGGGGTAAACGTTGAGGAACGGCTCAACTACTTACCCAAAGAATGTGCACTAGAAACGTGTAGAACGTCCTGTTTGCGTGAATCGACGGCCTTCTTGACCCATTTGGAACCCACCACCACGAGCTCCTAAAGCTCTCTCACCAGCTTGTGCGAACTGTATCTCTCTACTTCTACCTAAAAGCTCCTCATCAAAGAGATCTCTACTTAAGGTGTTGCCACGGTTAGCTCTATCTAACATTCCACTTAGGGCTCCAGCTCTTTGACCCAAGTTGCTATAAGCACTGGTCAATTTAGCTGAGTCGATACCAGCTTGACGGAACTCTTCTAAACGTGCTTTATCAGGGATTGCGAAACCAGCGTTAGAAGCTGCACCGCCCATGATCGCATACTCGTAAGCTTTAGTTAACTCACTCAAACTAAGAGTTTGAGTATCTGCTGCTGATCCACCACCTGTAAACAAAGCTCCCATTAGTTCTTGACCAAAAACAGGATCTAATTGCAATACTCTAGATACGGCAGTACCTGTCATATCTCCTCTTGCCTGCATTCTTTCCAAAGTTTCCACAACGTTATTTGTTGAAACTTGACGTGCTCTGTCAATATAAGTCGCATAATCCAAAGGTTGTGAAGCAACCTTCTGATCATAAGTGTTCACGAGTTCTTCCCTGAACTGTGGAGAAACTACAGCTTGAAACAAGTCATCAACTGAAACATCCATACCACCATAAACAAAGAAAGCGTTACGAAGATCTTGAGAACCTCTTTCGAGTTCTCTGTAAACATCAAACCTTTCTTTAAGTTCATTTGAATCAATACCAGCATCAAAGAAAGCTACATAGTCCATAGGGGAGTCAGTAGCAGGATCGTAAGCGCCATAATCTTTTAAAACGTTTCTTATGTTACGGCGAGCGTTTATGTAAGCAGCTTCATTGTCGAAACGACGAATGCCACCAGCGCCAGCCATACCCGGGAAATTTTGCTTATACACATCAGAAGCACGTAACTCGGCCACGATCTGTTCAGCAGTAGCATCCTCGATAGCTAATTCTTTTATCATGTCTAAGAAACCGAACTCAGAAGCCCAAGGAAAATCTGCTGCTATCTCAGCTACTAAACCTGCAGCGACTTGATTAGAAGGGTTCTGATTATAAACCCCACCTTGATCGCCCAGATTAGTTGTTGATGCTGGAACATTAGAAGCAGACATGCCCGCTTGAGGAATCACTGGAGGTTGTCCAGTGACAGGCGTACCAGACTCTAAAAGAGTCATAATCGTATCAAAGTCTTTATTTCTAGGGACACCTGCCGCTCCCTCAATTACTTCACCAAATCTTTGAGCTTCCCAATTATCTAATCCGGCTGCTGTCCTCAAGAAACGATTAGGTTCAAAAGCCTCACCAGTATCAGGATTCACATATTCTGTTTTGGGATTAAAACCACCCTCAAGTTTTGACATAACATTGTCAACTTTTCTTTGAATACGATCAGGGCCTAGAAAAGCTAATTCGTCTTCCGAAGGTCCCGCATTAGGAACTCCAGTTCTTAATGCTTCTTCTTCATAAAAGTCATAAAGATCTTGTGCAGTAGTTGAGTAATAAGGATCATTCTGAAAACGAGCTGTTAGAGCTGCGGTCACATCTTCCCTGTTGGTAACAGCAGCAGCGGTACGCTGTCCTTCAAACTCTGGTATAAACCAACTTCCTGTAACAACATCCTGAGTAGGTTTAATACCTAACTGAGCTGCTGCTAGTAGTATTGCCGCTTCGGTAGCCATTTATGCAAATCCCATCTTCTGCCCTACAAGGCTGAAATTTCTGTAGTAACTGTCTTTAGCATTTTTTGTAGATTCCCAACGAGAATCCTGTCTTAAACTTTTTTTAAACTCATACAAATTAGGAGCTTCAGTACCAGTTAAATAACTTTGCAAAGTCGGATCTCTAAAATCAGGTTTGTATGTTTCAAGAACATCCTGAAAAGCAGTCTGATAAGGACTCGCCCAAGTGTTCCAATCAACATCAAGAGGTTTGTTTGGGTATAAAGCCTGAGACTCTAACTTGAACTGTTCTTCAAGTTCTTCAATAGAACCTTCATTCATGTACAACTTGTTGCCCCAAGAGGCAAGATCCGCTTGAGAACTTTCGAGACCGTAACGAGCTCTCAGGTCACTAACGTCACCTGATAAACCTGCCTTACTTACAGCAGACTGACCTTGTTTTATTATCTCGTTCTCTAATGTTCTGTTGTACGGACTGTTATCAATTTCTAAAGCTGCAGGTTGCAACCATTCAAGAACAGCCGTCTGTTCAGAGGTTTGCCCTGAAGCAATCCTCTCAGCCCAGCTAGTCAAATCAGAGTTCCCTTGACGGAGCTCGTCAATAGAAACATTCATGTCACCATCTGTGCTGAAATCTGTCCAAGTGAGTTGCTCACCCGTGTACTGCGACTGCAACTGCATTAATCTTTGCGCCTGAGTAATAATGTCATTGTCTTTGTCCGCCTGACGATATTGCGGATCATTCCAACGTGCTTGACGTTCAGTTTGCAAATGATAGTAATCAGTGAGAGCTAAAGCAGACTCAAAAGCTGAGAAGCTAAAATCACCATTAGCATCAAAAAAGGAATCACCCATCCAAGCTGAGTTAAACAATTCCATAACTTCTGGATCGTCTGCAGCTTCAGTGCCAAATATCCCAGCATTGACAAGCCCCATAG